AACAACACCTATGGCGCGCTGAACCACGTCACCAAGCGGCCCGACCCACGCGGCGACACCGGCAGCGCCGCCCGCTTCTTTTACTGCGCCAAGGCCAGCCGCAAGGACCGCAACGAGGGGCTAGAAGACCCTGGTCCTCAGTTTAAGCGGGGGACCACGCTGCGCCAGGTCGAGAACACGGATACGACCGGCAACACCCACCCCACCGTCAAGCCGACCGAACTCATGCGGTACCTGGTGCGCTTGGTCACGCCGCCCGGTGGCGTGGTGCTGGACCCTTTCATGGGATCGGGCAGCACGGGTAGGGCCGCGGTGCTGGAGGGCTTCGCGTTCATCGGAATAGAACGAGAAGCTGGGTATGTGGAAATTGCTCGCGCAAGGATTGATGCCGCGAATCCGGCTGCACCCGAAAAGCCGTCTGGTGATGCCTCTCCGCAAGAGACGTTGCCGCTATTTGAGCATGGTGCAGCATGAACCCAGCACTCGCTTACTACCTCTGGTGGCAGGTTGTTCTCATGTCATGGGGATGGATTCCTCCCAAGGGGGATGAGTAATGGCCAGGATACGCACCATCAAGCCCGAGTTCTTTCGACATGAAGGGCTGTATGAGGGGGAGATTTCCACAGGCCTACCTCTCCGCATCGCGTTCGCAGGGATCTGGACGGTCGCTGATCGTGAAGGCCGCTTTCCGTGGCGCCCGCGAGCGCTAAAGTTGGACTGCATGCCCTATGACCAGTGTGACTTTTCGATCGTAATGGACGCTCTTGCCTCGCTTGGGTTCATTCAGAAATACGAAGTCGATGGCGTGCTGTACGGGATGGTCCCTGGGTGGCTTAAGCATCAGGTCATCAACCAGCGCGAAGCTAAATCGATCATCCCGGAGCCATCGGAAGGTGCGCATGTGCAAGCACATGCAAGCACATGCAAGCCAAACCACATTCCGAATGGCGTCAACCTGCCTGGACCGCTGCGAGAAACGGTTATCGCTAGGGATGGCCACCGATGCGTTAGGTGTGGGTCTACGGAAGACCTCACCGTTGACCACATATTCCCTCAGTCAATGGGTGGAACCCACGCCATCACAAACCTTCGATGCCTGTGCCGGTCCTGCAATTCCGCCCGCCCAGTGCAAGGCGAGGCGCTCATCTTAGATCTGGCAAAAGACGGCCTGGAATTCTCTGACATGCAACGCATGTGCATGCATGTGCAAGCACATGGGGAAGGGAAAGGAAGGGAAGGGAAGGGAAAGGAAGGGGAAGGAGATCGCGCTGTGCGCAAGCCTGCGGCTGAAGCCGCCCCCACCTTGACCATAGCCGACCTCATCAGCGATGGCGTCAGTTCAGACCATGCCGCCGCATGGCTTCGAGTCCGAAAAGAAAAACGCGCACCGCTGACGCAGGTTGCGTGGGAGGCAACCAAGGCCCATGCCGCCAAGGCTGGAATCACGACAGCCCAGGCCGTGCACATCTGCGCCATCAAGGGCTGGCAGGCGTTCGACGCAGGCTACTCGTGGCAGGGCGTCATCGACACGGGCCATGCCGCACCGCGTCAGACCAGGTCTGGCGATGAGGAAACACCAGAGCAGAAGGCCGCCCGCAGAGAAGAGGGCAGGCGAATTCTGTTTGGCAAAAAGACGGGGGACATCATCGATGCTTGAATCCGACTACGACGATTTCGCTGAACTGCTGGACGGCGTTTGTTCCCTGCTGAGCCGCGGCAAGTATTCACCGAACCCCACCAATACAGCCCTGTTTTTCCGGGCGCTGGCCAGGCATCCGTTTGAAGCTGTGCGCGCGGGCTTTGATGCGCACGTGGCTGATACGTCACGAGGCCAGTACGTCCCCAGCCCTGCCGACATCCTGAACCAGATCGAAGGGCGCGCGGCAATAGACGGCCGTCCTGGCGCGGAGGAAGCGTGGGCGCTGGCCATTCGCGCATCCGACGAATCCGAAACCGTGGTGTGGACGCACGAGATGGCGCAGGCTTGGCAGGTCTGTCAGCCCATCATGGCCATGGGAGATGAAGTCGGTGCACGCATGGCGTTCAAGGAGTCCTATGGCCGCCAGGTTGACGATGCGCGTGCGCTGCGCCGCCCTGTTTCCTGGTCCACCTCGCTGGGTCACGATGTCACAAAGCGCCATGCCGCCCTGGTGAAGGCTGAGGCGATGGGCTTGCTGGCTGCCGGTGAGGCGCTGAGGCTGGCGCCGCCAGAGCATGTTTCGGAGAACGCGCTGACCTTGCTGCTGGAAACGAGCGTGAAGCGAGGAAGCGAGGAAGTCACCGATCCCGCCGTCATCAAGGCACGGGTGGCAGAACTGAAGTCCATGCTGCTGAAGCCAGCGCACGATCCCGAGATCGCAGCGCTTCGCAATGCCGATATTGCGAAGCAGAAGGCCCGCATCCAGGAGAAGGTTAATGCTTACGGGGGCCAGGCATGACCACCACGACAAGGCTCAACGGCAAGACCTATTGCGAACTGCTGACGCTCGATCGCATCCTGGCCGAGCGCTGCGCAGAAGAGGGCGACTGCTGGGTTTGGCTGGGCTCCATCGGTGGCCCCAAGAAGACCACGCCGAACATGCAGTTTCGTGGCAAGGTTCAGGCCGCCTATGTGGCGACCTACCTGCTTGACCGTGGACTGCTGGCAGTGCCTGAAGGCCTGCTTCTGTGGCGCGGCTGCATGAACCTGCGCTGCGTCAACCCCAAGCACATCAAGGCCGGCACGCGAGCCCAGAAGATCGACTACCTGAAGCAGCGGGGCGCGTACAAGTGCACGCCGGCCAGGAAAGCCCAGATCACGGCATCCATCCGAAAGAACCACGCCAAACTGGCGGGCGGCATGGACGAGGCCCGCCAGATCAGGGCCAGTGACAAGACCGAGGCCGAGCTTTCCAAGGATCACGGCATCAGCATCAGCCGGGTGAACCGCATCCGCAACGGCAAGGCCTGGCGGGAATCTGTGATCCCGGCCGCCTCGGTCTTCAGCATGGCAGAGGCAGCATGAGCAAGCCCCTGCAAAAGCTGATCCCCATCGCACCCCACACCGTGGAGCCCTACGACGGCCACGAGCGCATGGTGACGTGCAGCACCTGCAAGCGCGCCGCAGTTCCTGACTTCTATGGCCGTGGTGGCTGCATCTGCTACGTGCCCAGCATGAAGCATGTCCCGCAACACTGCGGCCGGTTTGTCGGAGGTGCCAGGTAATGCCCACCATCGTCATCACCCGGGCGGACGACGGCAAGGTTTGCGGCTTGTCCGACATCGACCAGCGCGCCTACCGCAGGTTCAAGAAGCGCATCGACACCATGGCGCCAGGCGATACGCTCGAATTCACCTGGAAGGCGGCCAGGTCGCCCCAGTTTCACCGCTGGCACTTCCTCATGCTGCGCTGGGTCTTCGACAACCAGGAAGTGTTTGCGGGCGAGTACGAGTTTCGCAAGTGGGCCGAGATGGGAGCCGGCTGGTGCGCCTGGATACCAGGCGCAAGCGGTGTGCCCCAGGCCATCCCCAAGAGCATCGACTACGTCACCCTGGATGACGACGAGTTCAAAGAGCTGCACGCGGCCGTCAAGGACTTCATCCGCAGTCCGCGCGGCCTGGCCACGCTATGGCCACACGCCGAACCGGGCGAGGCCTGGCAGGCGGTCGACCACCTCATGGAAGGAATGCGATGAAGTGCATTCGCTGCGGCCGAGCCCTGAGCCTGGCCAAGGTCACGGTAACCACCAGGGCAGGGCAGTCCTCATGGGGGCCGGTGTGTGCCCGCAAGGCCGGGCTGGTGGTTCCCAGCGCCCGCTCCGGCCGCGCCATCCGCACGACCAAGGTCAAGCGTGACGAAGACGTCTCACAAATGACGCTGGAACTGATCTGTGAAACGTAGCCCCATGAAGCGCTCGGCGCCGCTCAGTGCCCGCAAGCCACCCGAAGCCAAGGTTAAGCCACTCAAGCGGAAACCTTGCAACGCCAGGAAGGGCGGATGCGGCCAGGAATTCACGCCCACCAGGGCGATGCAATGCGCATGCAGCATTCCGTGCTCCATTGCCATGGTAGCCAAGGCCAATGCCAAGAAGGCGGCCAGGGCTGCGCTGGATGACCGCAAGGCCACGCGCGCCGCGCTTGATGCCATCAAGACCAGGCCTCAGCTGGAAAAAGAGGTTGAGCAGGAAATGAACCGCTATGTGCGCCTGCGTGACTTTGGGCGAGGCTGCATCTCCTGCGGAAGGCCATTCAGCCCTGGAGCGATTGGTGGTTCCTGTGATGCCGGGCATTACCGAAGCAAGGGGAGCGCCAAGCACCTGCGCTTTGATCCGCGAAACCTGCATGGCCAGTGCAAGCACTGCAACGACTACCTGGGTGGAAACCCAACTGGATACAGGGTTGGCCTGATTGCCAAGATCGGCATAAAGGACGTGGAGGCTCTGGAATGCGACCAGGATCCGCGAAAACACAGCAAGGACGAGTTGCGCGCCATGCGCGCGCACTACAGATCGGCAGCGCGGGCACTTGAAAAAGCGTCTCCGTAGCATTTGTCCACATGCAGGACAACGGTTTCCGCTGATCATGGCAGACAAGACCGTAACACCACCAGACGCGCAACAGCTTGAACTGTTCGTGTGGCTGCTCACGCCTGATGCCCAGCCGCGCCCGCGCGCCCGTCGCGCAATGCCTCTTGCCGTCTCTCCATCAGTGGCCTATGTGCAGCTGGACATTGAACTGCGCGAGCGCCCACCACAGACGCCCGAAGAGTGGGCTGAGGCCTGGGCATCTAAGCCCATCACCAAGATCACGGTGCCCGCCGCCGCATGCCCCCCACCCAGGACATGCGCGCCGCGCTCCGTGTTCGACCTCGCCGCCGCCCAAGTGATCGCCGAGGCCATGGCCAGCGCGGACTTTGAGTCCGACCCGCCACAGCTGTCGATCCAAGACGCTGTGCACCTGCGCATCACCCAGGACGGGGGAATCACCCGGGTTGTCCGCATGCACCACACCGAGACAACCGAATGGCAGGAGCGCGAAGCCGCTCGCCGTGCCCGCCAGAAGCCGCCCAAGGCACCCAAGAGCGCAAAGACCATCAGCCGCAAGCTGCGGGAGATGATCTGACATGGGGCGCAAATCGAAGCTGACCGATGCGCAGTGGGCGGAGATCGACCGGAGGTTGCTGGCAGGCGACTCGCCAACGGACATCGCCAAGAGCTACCCGGTCACGCCGACCGCAATCAGGCAGCGCAAAACTTCGCGAACCGATCCGATAGTTTCTGTTGCAAATCAATTGGTTAGCGCAGAAAAGGCGCTTTCAGAACTGCCTATAACTTCGCAGAAACTTGCGCAAACTTTCGCGATGAAGTTGCAGGCGCTCAGCGATCACATGCTCGGTGCCGCCACATACGGGGCGGCCACCTCTCACCGGCTGCACGGAATCGCGCACGCCAAGGTTCAGGAGATCGATGATGCGGCGCCGCTCAATGGAGAGAGCATGGAGGCGCTAAAAAACGTCGCCGTGATCACCAAGGTTGCCAACGATGCCGGAGCCATGGGCGCCGCGATCCTGGCGGCAAACAAAGAGGTGATCAAAGAGGCGAACTCAGGCAAGGAAGAAGACCCGAGCCAGTTCCTGGCCGATCTCGCCGCGCTGCTGCCTGACTGATGCCAGTATCCCTGCGCACCCAGCGCGAGACCGCCCGCTGGTACAAGCTGAAAGAGCACCCGGTGCAGAGGGCCTTGATCGAGGCTGTGGCCAATGGCGTTCGCTTTCCAGTGGTGCCGGCAGGGCGCCGATCCGGCAAGACGGAACGGGCCAAGCGCTTTGTCGCCAAAGAGGCCATGAAGAACGCAGGCGAGAAGTATTTCATTGCCGCCCCGACGCGCGATCAGGTCAAGAAAATCTACTGGGCAGACATGAAGCTGCTTTGCTTTTGCAGCCTGCAATTCAAGGCGCCCAGCGAGACGGACCTGATCATCTACCTGAACAACGGGACAGAGATTCACCTCATCGGGCTCGACCGGCCCGAGCGCATCGAGGGCATCCTGTGGACGGGTGGCGTGATCGATGAAATCGCCGACACGAAACCCGAAGGTTGGGAGGCGAACATCCGGCCGGCCCTGGACACCTTCAACCCAACGCGCCCAGATTACCGCGCCTGGTGCTGGCTAATCGGCGTGCCTGATGGCTTGAACCATTACCACGACATGTATCAGTACGCGGAGACCGCGAACGATCCAGAGTGGAAGGTTTTCCACTGGAAAAGCTCCGAGATCCTGCCAGAGAAGACTATTGCGGCGGCCAAGCGTCAGATGTCGGCCAAACAGTACCGGCAGGAGTACGAAGCCAGCTTTGAGGGCGCCACGGGGCGAATTTACGAGGACTACAGCAAGGCCAATCACACAACAGAGGTGATCCTCCCGCATGAGCAATTGCTGTGGATGCATGACCAGAACTTCACGCCACTGTCATCGGCTGTGGCCGTGCGCCGCAACGACGGGAAAGACCTGTTTTTGCTAGATGAAATCGTGCTCACAAGCGCCGTGTCGAAGCAGTCGGCGGCTGAGTTTGTCGACAAGTTCAAGGACCACAAGAACAAACACGTGCTGATCTATGGCGATCCGGCCGGGCGGGCGGGGGAGAAGCATGGCCACTCATCGGACTACACCGACATCGAAGGCGTACTGAAGGCGAGCGGCTGGAGTTTTACCCGCAAGGTGAAGCTGGCGGCCCCAGCGATCAAGGACAGGCAGAACGCCGTGCGTGCGAAGGTGTGCGCTGCAGACGGCCATCGGTCCCTGTTCGTGAACCCAGTCAAGGCTGAGTGGTGCAACAAGGGTATGGCCACCGTGCAGCTACAGAAGGGATCGACGTTCCAAGAGGACCAGAAGAACAAGTATCAGCACATCACGACAGCCATCGGCTATTGCGTTGACGTTGAGTGGCCAGCCGCGCGCATCAATGCGGGCATTTTCACCTGATCACTCCATAGCATTGGCCGCATGAGCAAAATCACGGTCAACGCGTCCGAGCTGGACATCATCCGATCCCGCGAGGCCCTGGCCAGCTTTGCGGGCGTGCTCGATGCAAAGCGGCCCACGGCCTGGGTGCAGTACGGCTACAAAACAGACCTGACGTTTCAGGACTTCTATGCTGCGTATGAGCGCGGCGGCGCCGGCCATGGCGCCGTGCACCGAATCCTCGATGGTTGCTGGCAGGAGTTGCCGCGCATCAAGACGCCGGATAGCGACAAAGAAACGCCATTTGAGAAGGCCATGAAAGCCGCTTTCAAGGCCATCAACGCATGGGGCAAGATCAAGGACTTCGACCGGCGCAACCTTGTTGGGCGCTTCTCGGCTCTGATCTACCGCGTTGCAGACGGGCGTAAGCTGTTCGAAGAGTTGGGATCCGGAAAGCTGGTTGATCTCGTGCCGCTGTACGAAAGCCAGATCAAGGTTACGCGCTGGAACGAGGACGAGAATTCTCCCGACTATGGCAAGCCCTTGATGTTTCAGTTTGAGACATCGCCGCCATCCAACGACAACAGCTATAAGCCGCGCACATGGCTCAATGTGCACCCAAGCCGCGTGCAGATCCTGGCTGAAGGCTCAGTCAATGGCGACTTTTTCAACGGCGTACCACTGCTCAAGGCGGGCTTCAACAGCCTGGTGGACATCGAGAAAATCAGCGGGGGCTCGGGCGAGTCGTTCCTGAAAAACTCATCCCGCACAGTGTCCATCGAGTACGACGTGAACGCGACCCCATCCGCCATCGGGGATGATGGGCAAAGGGTGGATGTCAAGCAGGCGCACGAGGACCAGATTCGTCGCCTTAACAGCAACATTGACGCCGCCATCGTTACGCAAGGCGGCAAGGCCAGCACGCTGCAAACGTCCATCTCGGACCCGTCCGGCCCATTCGCCATGGCAGCCAACCTGTTCGCCGCGTCGATCCGCCTGCCGTTCACGATCGTTTTCGGCCAGCAGACTGGGCGCCTAGCCAGCAACGAAGACAAGGAAGACGCAAACAAGCGCTATGGCTCTCGGCAGCAATTCGAGTTGACGCCAGCGCTGACAGAGTTGGTAGCGCGCCTGCAAGCCTGCAAAGCGTTGCCTGCGGGTGAATTCGATATCGAGTGGCCGGACCTTGGTGCGCCAACGCAGGCTGAAAAGGTGGATCTACTGGACAAGCTCACA